TCGTTCTTTCAGACCCGTGTCATTACAGCTGATATTAAGAAAATTGAAGAAGATAATGTACGCTACAGAGCCTATCGTTATGAGGTTGATGGCGACTTCTTTAATTTCAGAATGTATGAGTTAAAGCCCGGCGTTGACTCACCTGATGATATTGAATTGAAGGTGTGGGAAGAGCCTGTTGAAGGTGGCAAATATGTTATCGGAATGGACCCGGCGTATGGCCGAAACGACCACAAAGATCATCATGTCATTTCCGTATGGAGATGTTATGCTGATCGAGTTGTACAAGTTGCGGAATATTGTACAGCGGATGTGGAAGCAAAGCACGCGGCTTGGGTTCTTTTTCATTTGTCATCTGCTTATGTGGATTGCTTGGTGAACCCTGAGATCGGCGGCCCCGGCGCGTTGGTGCTTGGAGAGTTCGATCATTTACGCCAGTTACTATCACTTGAGAGTAATGCCGAACGTGTGAAAGCGCGTGGGTGGGAAGACGCTGCCGCGCACGCTCGCATGTATCTATACAAACGACCGGACTCAATGGGCGCAGGTTATGTGCTGGGCTTTGCAACGAACTGGTCGACAAAATCTGTGCTGATGCACCAGCTGCGTGGATGCTATGTGTCGCGTGAGCTTGAGATCAAATCGAAAGCCCTGTTGCACGAGATGTCGTTGGTTGTTGTTGAAGACGGCAATATCGGTGCACCTGAATCACGCGATGAAAATTGTAAGGACGACCGCGTTTTTGCGATGGCCTTTGCGGTGCGTGCATGGAAAGACTGGACGCAGAAAGACCTGATGGCGCAGGGGTTGACCTATGAAGCGGTCTCATCTGCGCAACGCGGCGAGAAACCAACTGTCGCAACAACAGTTAATCGTATCGTTTTTAATTATTTAAAGACGATGCAAGAGCAAGCCGACAACGAAGAGGAGCCCGCAACATGGCAGACGGAGTACGGACTGTGAGACGCTCAGACGTTCGCTTTAAAGCAAAAGAAGATGTGATCGATGCGCCAGTCTCTGATCTTATGGAGGCTGACCCAGTTGAAGATAATTCGCTGAAATTTGATCCACTTCCAGAAGTCAATTCCGCTTTTCCTTATGATGGGCAGCCCGTGTGGTTGACTATGAACGGAACAACAATGGTGCCTGCCACATGGCGCATCACACGCGCTTATGACGCGGCTAATGTGAAGTGGGTGTATAATGCTTATTGGGCGCGTCACAATGCCGGCGGTCAAAAAATAGATTTTGAACCTATTGGCTACAGAAAGATGGAAGAGTAAGATGACCGTGACATTGGGGATCGACATGAATAAGTCGGACAATTTCTTAGAACCCACCAAATATAAAATTCGCTATAAATGCGAATTGTGTGGGCATGAATACAGCCGCACTTATAAAGCCATTCCAATCAAAGATCCTTCATGCCCAAGCAAAGCCTGTATCGCTAAACAGGAATTAGCTTCGCTCAAACAGCAGATGGCGAATTTGCAGCGCATGATCGAGGAGGGTCACGCCCCCGGACAGATCGGAAACAAGGTTGTCGTCAAGGCCGTTGATGAAACAGCGCGTATTGTGATGGAAGATTATAAGATGACGGATCTGAAAGATAACATCCGTCACGGCGAAAGTGTTGCACCAAAATTGCCGGGCCAGCAGCAAACCCTTGCCGATAATTATTTTGGTGGCGGCGGTCTGCGTGCCGCAGGTATCAGCTCAAAACAAGCGCAAGCTCTTGGGCGTCGCGCCATTGCGGGGGCTTTCCGCAGCACAGCTCTCAACCCCGGATCTATTCAACTACCCGAAGTCAAGAACGGGCAATCGCCTTTACGGGTTATGAGAACCGAACCAACAGGTAAAAAATAAGGGGCTCTGAGCCCCTTATTTTTTCTTATGTGTTTGAGCTTTAAGTTCTTGCTCTTTTTCCGCTGCTTCGGCGCGAGCGATTTCGCGGCGCATAATACCAGCGCGAAGTTCGTCTGGATCGCTGACATCGACCTTGTCCACCAACTCGGCTGGTGACATAGCGCCGATGCGTTGCAAGTTGAAGGCAAGCTCTTTGGCGTCTTGTGAGAACGCTGGTGATGAAGAGTGTGAATCAACAGTGAGCGAGACGTCATCAGGTAGATCAGCAAAGGTAAATGTGACGGGCACAAGACCTTTGGCAGGTGGGATTAAAATCTTTTCCTCACCGGGAGCTGATGAATCTTCAAAACCCGCTGCCTCTTTTGGCACCCACGCGATCATCTTATTGTCGACGTGTGCGCGGGCGAGATCGAGCATAAGTGCACCGAATTTTTCAACGTCACGCTCGATCAAGAGGGCACGGTCCTTAAAGCGTGGTGAGAACATGCGCACAAGTGTTTCAGCGTGCTGGGCTGATCTAACACCTGCCTCGCCCTGACCTTTGGCGATGGGCGGTAAGCCCATCATCTCGTCAAACATACGCTCATATTCGTGCAGCGATTCCCAGAGAGCTTGAGGGATTTGGACGTTGTCACGCTCGATCTTGGCGTTTGGGTTTGAATCAGTCCAATACCCGCCCGGCTTGTTAAAGCGGGATAAGGCTTGCTGGTTGACACCTGTCGAGCCCACAAATTTGGTTGCAGGTTCTTCTTGTTTGCGAAGCATCTTATTGATGCCTGTGATGCGCGAATTGATGGCTTCCTGAAGCAGGACAAGACGGGTGATTTCAGACGCACCCCAGAAATAATCAGGTACGGGGTTGGCGCAGAACATGTTGAAAGGGTGACTACCCCTAAGAACGTCGTCAGTCTGCTTGGTGTGCGTATTATATGAAAAAGCACTGGTTATCTGATATTTGCCGTTGATGAGGATGTTATCCCCGATGATCTGAAATGTCGCCCAATCGCCACGGGCATCATCCCAGACCCAGAGTTCATCCATCTCCAGCATCGAGGACTCAACAGCTGGATCGACGCTGGCGCGAGGCTGTGACATCCAGTCAACAATACCACGGCTTTGATTTGGCAAACCCGCACCACCTGCTTGGAAAGGATAAAGACCGCCAGTGACGATATTCATGGCTGTGCCAGAAGCATCCGACAGACTGCCTTTTGAGCTTTGCATATAGGCTTTGGCGCGTTCTTTCAGGTCTGACTCATCAGGGCGACCTCTTACAAGGTTGCGGAATTGAGCAGGTGAAATCAGCATCCGATGGTTGAAGGCTTCCATGTCTGCATCGAGCTTTGTGTAATTCTCATGCAAAACACCGAAGTTTTCTGGTTGAACAAGTTGACACGAAAATTCTTTGTTGACGACATTTGCTTTCGTGAGGCCCAGACCTTTACGCAAGGCAATACCAACGGCTTGCGAAATCAAATTGTCCGAATCAGTCTGCCGGCAAATCTTTCTGATTCGCGCCGCCGCGACACGACCTTTTGATTCATTGACGATGTTTGGAATGTCGGGGTCTGTGATCGCAAAGCGTAAAGAGACGGGTGAAAAAAGCAGCGACTCAAGATCATCGAGCGAGGCGTAAGTCTTATTAAACATCGCCGGAGCTGACGCATCGGCTGATCCAGAATTTGCGTAAGTCTCGAAAAATGCGCCACGATTTTGTCTGGCTTGCCTAGAAGACATGCAAATATTCGCTAGATTTCGGGCGAATGATTCAAGGTCTCTTTTTGGTATGTGCATGTCATCCCATCCTATCGTTTTGATAACGCACAACTTTTCAGATTTATATATTGACAAGCGTTCAATATACAACGTAATCTTTTGTGGTGTTGAGATGGTAAGCTCTCTCGACGTTCCCAGCAATAGGAGTTTAAAATGACTTTTAACGACACATGCGAAAAGCGCGGTAAAAAGTCCCACAAGCGCGGTATGCGTAAGTAAGACTATTTGAGAGACGGGGGCTTACTGGTCCCCGTCTTTCTACATTCTAAAGGATTTTGAAAATGGCTTATCGTTCTGCAAAACGTCGCGTAAAGCGCAAGTAAGTTTCTCTTAATTAAAGAGTAGAGATTATGGCTATAGCGCCCATGCCAATGCCCGGCAATCCACCTGCCCCCGGTCTTCCAGGTGCAACACCACCCATCGGTGGTGCAGGTCCGGCCACTATGCCCGGTCCAATGGCCGGTTCTGGTCAGCAAGGAATGGCAGCTCTTAAAGTGGGTCTTGAGTCGCTTCAAAAAGCACTCCCCCAGCTACCAATGGGTTCAGCACTTCACCAAGCTGTTTTGAAAGCTGTTGCCGATATTGGCAAGCACTTGGAAAAAGAGGGTGGTGGAGCTGGCGACCAAATGGGAGCCATTCAGCAGCTAATGGAATTAGCACGAGCAGCTAAGACTCAGCCTAATATGGCTGGTATGATGCCGGGTGGAGCAGGAGCCCCACCCCCACCAACTCCGCCAATGGGCGCATAGGAGAAGAATATGCCACAGGGTAAAGTTCCAGTCGCTTACGTTAATGACGTTAAAGAAGACGACAAAATCATGCACTATGTCGATTTCCCTGTTATGGGCATCGGCGCTCGCAAATCCGGCCTTCCTTCAGACGGCACGAACCATATCAACAGCCTTGAGCATGTTGGCACTGACGCTTCACGCGGCAAAGGTAAAAATGGTTCAACAGCTCCAAAGGGACGCGAATAATCCATGTCAATGACCCCCGATCAAATCGCTTTATACCGTTCCAAAGAGCTTGTTGACGCTCTCTGGAATGACGGCGAAGTTGGTAAGAAAATCCAGCAAGCCGCTAAGGCAAAATGGAATGACATTAGGACAACCGAGGACGTTGTTTCCCCGATTGTTGAGCCACATTTAAATAAACTCAAGCAAATGGAAGAGAAGTATGAAAAACTTCTCGAAGAGCGTCTTGAGGAGAAACGCGTTGCTGAAGACGAGCGCGTAAAGTTAAAACTTGAAGAGCAACTCGAGAAAGCTCGGCGTGACTATAATCTGACTGAAGAAGGCTTCAATCAGATGATCGATCGCATGAAAGCTACGGGTAACTATTCAGATGCTGAAGCCGCTGCCGCTTATGTTGCCAGCAAGGCTCCGCCAGCAAAGGTTGCAGGTCCAACTTGGGCTCCGCAAGACCTCGACTTGTTCGGGTCCAAAAACCGCAATGATGCACTTGTTGAACTCCACCGTGACCCAATGGGCTACATGGATTCACAACTTACTGAGTTTGTTTCTGACCCTGATAAGTACGTTAGAGACACATTCGGTAATGCAGCGTAATTAAAGGATGTAACCAATGGCTCTACCAACCGCACCAGTAGCCACGCTGACCGGAAGTGGTATTACCCCTTCAGGCGCGCTTGGCGCACAGCTCGCCGCCCTTACGCGGCGTGCTTTCTTGCCTTCCGTCTATGTACAGATTTATCAATCACATCCTCTTCTCAGCTTGTTCATGTCGAACGCCAAAGCTGCGCGAGGCGGTGTCAGCCAGATCACAGTTCCAGTGCAAGGGTCGTCTTTCGTCTCCTTCAACTGGGGCTCATTCGCTGGCGACTTCCCGATGCCTACAGATCAGGCCGCGATCCAGAACGCTCAGTTCTCGCTCAAGCTCGGTATGGTTCCTGTTGGCTTCTTCGGAATGGAAGCAATTATTCAGTCATCTGAAGTTGTTATTCCGAAACTCCGCGCAGTGATGTCAGACGCAGCTGTTGTGATTAAACAAGCCTACGCACAGGCTCTTTATTCAAACAACTACGCCAACACGCAGGTGTGGGATTCACTGACACAAGCCTATGATGATGGTACAAACGTTCCTTCATACGGCGGCATTTCGCGTACTCCCGGCTCGTTCTGGTCAGGTCAGCTGATTACGAATACCGGTGCGGCAGCTACAACCCGCGTTGGTATGGCTCAATTATTGACCCGTATCCAATCAGGCGCAGGTGGTGAAGCCCCTGACTATGCAGTGATGAACCCAGCTAACTGGGCAGAACTCATGTCTGACTTCATGTCACTCGAAATGTTCACAACGAAGCCTCGGTCAATTTACGAGAAGGACGATGCCGTAAACGCTGGTTTCCGCGCTATCCGCGTTCTCGATACACCAATCTTCCCCGATCCATTCTGCCCACTCGGCACTTGCATCGTGGTGAACTCACGTTACACCGGCTTGTATATGTCTGAATATGCACCAATGACGTTCTCTGGCTTCGAAAGCCAGATTCCAGTTGGTCAGATTTCTGACATCGGTGTTCTCATTTCGGCAGCCGACCTCGTCTGCGCGAAACCCTCATCTGGCGCTCAGATCACAGGCATCACCGGCGCTGCGTGGCCTAACGTTCCGGGCACTTCGCCCGCCGTAATCTAAAGGAGTGACCTATGGGTCTGTTTTCTGGTTCAGGCGTACTTCCTTCCCTTAAGGGCGTAGCCACTAACGTCATCAATCTTCAGTCTGGACAAGTCCAGCTGATCTCACCTGCCGGCTGGTATATGGTGAACACTGGTCTTTACACCACTGTTCAGCAATATGATCCAATCACAGGGATTTGGCGCAACGTCGGTAACGGCGATCACCAAGGTGGCGTTCGTTACATTTATTCAGATGGTGTGAACTATCGTTTGGCTAACCAAACTGGCGCAGTTGTTGGCGCTCTGCTCACAGCAGCAGGGTCTGGCTACACTTCAGCACCAACAGTTTCGGCTGGTACAACAGGTTCAATTTGGAAAGCCGTTGTCGGCGGTGCAGTCAGCACGACTGTTACTGTCACCAATGGTGGTTCAAACTACACCTATCCCCCAATCGTACAGTTCGCAGCTCCTCCAGCTGGCGGTGTGCAAGCAACTGGTTATGCTACACTCTCAGGTAGTGCAGTGTCTTCAGTTACTGTCACAAACCAAGGCGCTGGTTATGCTTCAGCTCCAACTATTGTGTTCATCAACGACCCACGCGAAGGCGTGAACGGCGTGACACAAGGTTACAACGCTGCTGCAACTTGTGTTCTCACAGGTGCTGGTACTGTTACTGCGCTTCTCTGCCTCGATCACGGTCAGGGCGGTCAGACATCTGTTCCTTCCATCTCCTTCGCAGGTGGCGGCGGTTCAGGCGCGACAGCAACAGCTATCATGAACTGGTCAATCACAGCTTATGCAGCTGGTACAGCAGGTGCTGGTCTTTCTGGTTCGATCGCTCAGATCACAGCAGAAGACGCGTTCCCAACAACAGCCGCTGCTTACACCAACACATATACTCAGTCTGGTTTGGTTAAGACTCGTAACGCTAACATCAAGGCTCCAATTTCCAGCGGTGGTATCACTGCTACTGGCGCAGTGATTTACGATGGCGGTGTCTATACTTCATCACCTACACCAGTTGTGATCCCAACAGCTTCTGTTGTGACAACAGCTCCAGTCGTGACATTCACGATGGGTGGTCAGTCTGACGTCAACTATTTGACTCAGGTCTAATAGCTAGAAGCTGATAAACATAAGCCCGTGCTTGCGGCAACGCGGGCGCGGGCTTTAACTTTTTAGGCAGGGCTTATGTCACTCAGTCAGCTTCTCAACGATACGTCGGCGCTGCTGAACGATCAGAACTACACGTTCATATCTCAAGGCCAATTAACTCGATGGGTTAATACGGCTCGCAGGAACGCAGCCAAAAGAACAGGGTGCATACGTCGTTTGATCTCTGGTCAATCGGCTTTTGGCGCATCAGCTGTTTCAGGTACTGCAATTCCGACAGCCGCGCAGCCCGGTGCCTTGCCGTGGGCATTTTCAAATTCAAATACGCAATACCCTTACCCCGGCAACAACGGTGATTTTAACACCGATTACAATAATGATTTTAACGTTCTTAATTATAACAATAATTACCCGATCAATTATTCACCCAATGGCCCGTTTCCCTCGGCTTACGGCGCGGTGACTAATTCGTGCATGACTATTCCCGGCGTTGAGCGTTACCCTTATCAAGGGTTCTTCAATAATTTCTTGAAAGCTCAATATGCGGGCACTGCATATATCTATGACACAATAGGCTGCGCCGTGAATTGGGGTGGCACAACCAAACCTACATTGGATTGGTTGCCTTGGGATGATTTCCAAGCCTATTGCCGTGCGTATGCTGTTTTGAACACATCTTATCCAGCGGTATGGTCTGTTTATAATGACGGGCCACAAGGTGAGATCTGGATGTTCCCTGTCCCCTCTCAATATCTTGAGATAGATCTTGATGTGACGGCAGCCCCGATCGATCTTGTGACAGACAATGATTTTGACGCCATCCCCGACGCGTTCCAAGAAGCTCTAAAATACGGCGCAGCGGCAATCGCTTTCGAATCATCAGGGCGTTTTGCTCAGGCACAAGTCATGGAAAATCGCTTTGCTGATATTCTTGGCGTTGGACGTGTTGCAGTTGATCGCGGTAAAACACCTTCGTATTATTATACAAACGTCTAAGAGGTGATTTATGGCTGGCGTCGAAGATAATGTAGCATCAGTTGTCTCGCTTGCTCGCGTCATGTTGACGGGCCTTAATAAGGCTCAAGAAAACACAGCAGTCAGAACCGCTACTCTCGCTCTTATCCTTGAAACCTTCATTGACCACAGCACCACAAATCAAGGTATGCGCGTCATGGAATCAAGTGGTAAAGAAATTGGCTCTTTGATTGCTGCGTTTACCAATATGAAGGGCGAACATGCAGGAAACAAGTGATCCCACAGTTTCGCCACCTCTTGTTCCGGTGGCCCCAGATCCTAAACTTGCTGTAGCTCTTGAAACGCTGCATCCCACACCTGCGCCTGAACCAGAACAAGATCCTGAGACAAAACAAGCTCTCGACAATTTCGAAGTTAATAAAGATTACATTATTGAAGGCGATCACACTTACAACACAGAACTTACACCCAAGGAAGAGCTGTTGTTCCGTGAATGGGTTCAACGAAACAAAGTGCGGTTTGACGTTAATAATACAGGGGTAACAGATTATGACATGCGTGGTTTTTGGAAAGCCTATTCGGCTGGTGATCCAAAAGCAGTGTCAGGCATAGACCCCAACGATAAAGAACTGCACTACAGTGATTATTGGAAAACACCTTATCACAAGACTTTTTCGGCTGAGAGCCAATGGGCAGATCCTGAGAAAGCACCAAAATGGAATGAAATAGATCAACTTGTTCTTCCAAATGGTACCGTTATATATGATGATCGTGACAATAAACCAAGACAGAGTGATGAGGTGATAAGTGGCAACAACGCCTGACATCTCCGCCAAAGCGGGTCAAGCTCTGGGCCTTCCACCCGGCTTTAAGGTTTATTCACCTTTCCCTTTCAAGGGTGTTAATCGTCAAGATGCGCCGCACGCGATTGACGACCATGAGTTTACATGGATCGAGAATTTTGTTCGCCTTGGTAACGGAAGTCTTCGTTCTCTTTGGGATCAAAGCCCGTCTTTCTATACACCCCCAACCGGCCTGACGATCGTCTATTTCTCGTTTTACACTTTGGCAACAAGCCAGTATTGCGCGATATTTTTATCAGATGGTTCAGCCGTTCAACTCGATATGGCATCCTTAGCCACAACGACAATCGGCCCCGCTGGCACGTTTTATAGCGCAACCAGCGGATACCTACCCTTTTGCAAACAATGGGGTTCTATTTATCTGTTGATTTGCAATCGCAATACCGAAAATGATTATTGGGCATGGGACGGCACGCTTCTTTATGGCGCTGGCACAGCCGCGCCGCAGGGTGTGATGATAGATTCGGTCGGTTTCTCTTATTCCAGCACACCAACCATAACAGCTTATGGTGGTAGCGGTAGCGGAATGACTTTTAGCTCTCTTGTTAATAACGGCGGTATTGCTGAAATTAACATCACAAACCCCGGAACAGGTTATCTTCCCGGCGAAGTTGTTCAATTACAATTTTCAGGTGGTGGGTCTGATTCGTCAGCGGTGCTAGAAGCCGTTCTCTCCAGTGGTTCGGTCGGCGGCGTTTCAATAACAACGCAAGGCTCTGGTTATACATCCGCTACTGTGTCTTTTTCTGGCGGCGGTGGTTCGGGCGCTGCTGGTACAGTCATCATAAGCACGGGTAGTGTGACGGGTACAACAAGCCTTGTTGGTGGCACAGGTTATACGACAGCGCCTACTGTTTCATTTTCTGGTGGCGGCGGTTCAGGCGCAACAGCGACAGCAACTGTATCAGGCGGCGCTGTTGTTGGTATTACGATTGTTAATGGTGGTACAGGTTACACCACACCACCCACAATTTCGTTTTCAGGGCCGGGAACAGGCGCTTCAGCAACAGCTGTGATTATCGGTCAAGGTAAAATAGCTGGTGTTGATGTCACTAATGCAGGTTCAGGCTACACCAGCGCACCGTCAGTTTCTATTACAGGCACAGGAACTGGTGCTACAGCCCAAGCAGTGCTGGCACCAGCAGGTGTTGCTTCCGTTAATGTCATTGACGGGGGTAGCGGTTTTACGTCAACACCTATTTTAACATTTAAAGGCGGCGGCGGAGCTGGTGCAACGGGTATAGCGATATTAAGCCCAACATCAGTTTCAGCTATCAACATAACAGCTGGCGGTTCTGGTTATACGTCAACACCTTCGGTCAGCTTTGTCGGTGGCGGAAGTGGCGCTACATTACCAACGGCAACAGCTAATTTAGTTGGTGATGCCGTAGGCTCTGTTTCAATTACAGACGCTGGTTCAAATATAACAGAGACAGTCCAATTGATTATTTCTGGTGGCGGTGGAGCAGGAGCTGGCGGTACAGTTTTACTTTCGCCAACATCTATTGCATCAGTAACTGTGTCATCGACAGGTCAGTTTTACACAACAGCCCCTGCTATTGAAATAGGTGCAGGAGCAAACAATTCAGCTTACGCAACTGTATCACTCATGCCTTACGGCGTGTCTGGTTCAGCTATGGAAACTTATTTATCGCGTGTGTGGATTGTTAATCCTGCGGTACAAGAATATTCAACAACGCCGCCCGGCAACTTATGGTCGTATAGTGCGCCCGGCTCTATTTACGATTTTGCGACATCGGATGGTGGCGGCAGCTCGATCAACACCGATTCATTCTTGCAAACACGTTACGTCAACGTGCGGCAATCCTCTGGTTATCTTTATTTCTTCGGTGATGGATCGGTATCAGTTGTCTCAAACGTCAGCACGTCCGGCACACCAACAGTAACAACATACAACTACCAAAACGTAGACCCGCAAGCAGGTCTTAAATATCGTGATTCAATTCAAGATTTTGGTAAATCTATAGTTATTTCGAATGAGATGGGTATCTTTGCGGTGTATGGCGGCTCGCTCGCCAATATATCAACCAAATTAACTCAGCTCTTTAATAATTTTGTTCCACCTGAGTCGGGCGGTGTTGTGCCTTCAGCGGCAACAGCCACGATATATAACATAAAGTATTATATCGATTATCTGACATTGATTGATCCTGATACAGGAACAGCCCGTAATGTCATGCTTTTATACAATGAAAAAGATTGGACGATTGCCAGCCAATCAGGAAATTTGACGTTTATTGGAACGCAAAAGATTTCCAGCGAATATAAGGCTTGGGGCACGGACGGGGCAGGATTGTATCAGTTGTTCTATGCGCCTTCAACAAACATAATAAAACGACTTGACACCAAGATTTACGGCGCAGACAAAATGTTTATTCAGAAACAAGCCCTCGCCGTTTATATGCAAGCCACCGATAACACGAGCGCCTTGTCAGGTATAACAGGTGATTTTTTACTGTCGGTATCGGGAATTGCCTTACAAAACGCTTTCCAGCCTAGCCTACAAAGTGGTACATATAATGTGTCACTTGTTCAGCCGAATTTCCAATCTCCGTCGCCTTATTACGGGTTTTGGGGGTCTTCGCTTGAAGGCGTGGGTTTTGTGATGGCTGGATTAAGATTCTTGTCAGCAAGCCCCGATTTCACAGTGGGGAATATAGTTATGGGTTATGCTGACGTTGTAGCCTCGTACTAACGGGAGTTTATTATGGTAAAGACACGCCAAAAGCAGGAAAAACTTCATTTTGAAGACATAATCCAAAAAGGCGAAAACCCCAAAGGTTTCACAGCCCAGACCCCAAATGGCACTGCTCATTGGCAAGGTACAGGCTGGAATAAAGATTATTTCGCGAATTTTGATATGCCACAGGTGGAACCTGATGCGACACGTCCTGCTGGACGTTCGAATCGCACAGGTGAATAATGCTTGCGGCGTTACTAAATGTTCCGAAGACTGACGAACAATGGCGTCAGTTTTCGTATGACCATCGCAATAGCCATGATAAAATACGCGCTGCAATTTTAAAAAAATACGGCGTTAATTTAACAGATTATCAAATTGAACCAATCAATTCAGACAGTCTTCAGCAATTTTTGCAAAATAATGCTGCATTGCACACAGACATGAACGGAATTTTGAAATCTCAATCATCTGATCTTCTTGACGTTGATTTTTCAAAACCTGAACAGCTCGAATCGTGGATAAATCTGAATTACCAAGAACACCAGAACGCAGAGCAACTTTTGGGGATATAAATGCTCAAATTCGCGGTTGAAAAGCTGGCTGACGTAAGAAATGAGTGTGGCGAGCTTATTGCTGCGCATTGGAGCGAAATTGCCGTCTGGCAAGACATTCCGCTTGACCCCGATTGGACAGCATACGAAAATCTAGAAAAAATTGGTATGCTCGTTATTTACACTGTTCGTACAGAAGCTGGACAATTAGTCGGTTACGCTGTTTTCATTACGCGTAAGCACATACATTATAAAGCCCATAGTTGGGCAGCAAACGATATTATCTGGGTTCATCCAGATTATCGGGATGGTAAAGTAGGACGAAATCTCGCTCAATTCTGGGAGCAAGATTTAAAAGATCGCGGTATTCATGTGGTCCATGTTAATGTTAAAGTGGATCATCCAGCTTTGGGTTTTGTTCTCAGACGGGAAAAATACAGACCTGTTGAGAGTGGATTTGAGAAGAGGTTAAACTAATGGGCATCGTGGCAGGAGTAGCGGACGTAGCAGCCGATGTAGGCGCGGCAGATGTCGGAGCTGGCCTTGCGGCTGACGCTGTTGGGGCTGGTTTAGCAGCCGATGCAGGTACAGCAGCGGTTGCGGATGTTGGAGCTGGCCTTGCGGCTGATGCTACTGGAGCGGGACTTTTAGCTGACACTGGTGTTGGAGTTGGCGGTGCAGCTCTTGGCACAACCCTTAGTGATGCCGCACTTCTTAATGGTGGCGTAGCAGGTTTAACAGATTCATCTCTTTTAGGTGCACTAGGTGCATCAGGTGCACTCGGTGAAACTGGTGCAGTCGCCGCTGATGCTGGTTTAGCCAGTACATTACCAACACTTGCGACAACTTCGGGCGCATTATCTGCCGACGTTGGCGCACTTGCTCCGGCTACTGTTTCTGGTTTGGGTTCCGCAGTTTCTGGAGCTGTTCCATCTCTTGCGCTTGATACAACAGTTCCTCTTACTGATACAGCTGCGGGTGGTGCGTTCTTTCCGGGCAGCACAGGCGCAGATTTAGGTCTCGACTTATCTGGTGGTGCAACAGATCTAGGTACAACAACCACTGATCTCTCAGGCACTACAGGTGCTGCAACAAGTGACATCACATCAACCGCAACAGGGGCCACAACTCCTGTTACTGGATCAACGCAAGTTGCTTCAATTGCCCCTCAAACACTGAACGATGCTTCACCTTCCGCGGCACAAACTTTTGGTGTACCTAGCGGTTCGTCAGTCACAACACCAACAGATGTTGCAAGCACAACAACCACAACAACAGCTCCTTCAAGTTTATCAACACCCGCTATTAACAATGCAAATTCTGTTCTTGCACCTAGTGAAGGTTCCCTGACTCCAGCACCATCTACAGGTTCTCGATTATTGAGCCAAGGTGCAACAACGACATTAACAGTGCCGTCATCAACGGCAACTTCAGTGGCACCAGCGGCAACTGGCGGTGGCGGTACATTATCTCCAGATCTTGTATCAAGTATAGAACAAGGTGGATTACCGCAATCAACAATAAACGCAATAAACGCAGGTGACGCGGCGGCTCAGGCGGGTGGCGAAGGTCTGGGAAGTCAAGTGGGTAACTATCTCATGAAGAACCCTCAAGCTGCACTTTCAGCTTTAGGTCTGGCGGCTAATTTGATGAAAGGCGATCAGATGCCTAAATACGCCAGTAATGTTTCAGCAGAAGCCGCGCAATTACAAGCACAGGGTGCTCAATTACAGGGTTATCTGACTTCTGGCACATTACCGCCCGGTATTGCAGCGAGTTTATCGGCAGCCCATAATTCAGCGGCTGCAACAATTCGCTCTCAATATGCTGCGCGTGGTCAATCAGGTTCATCTGCTGAAATGCAAGATCTTGCCAACTTAGCACAAACAACTGTGTCACAAGGTGCAAGTATTGCAAATCAATTGCTGACAACAGGTGTAAATGAACAAGAATTTGCTTCTGGCCTTTATCAAAACTTGATGCAGACATCAATGCAACAAGATGTTGCCATGAGTAACGCAATCGCAGGATTTACTAATGCAATGGCGGGTGGTTTTAGTAAATCACTCTCTACGCCAACGCCAACAGGATGATAAGTCATGGCGGAAAATACAAATAACGATGACGATAATACGGAAGACGCTAAGGCTAAAGCTGCTAAAGCTAAAGCCGATGCTGATGCTAAAGCTAAAGCCGATGCTGATGCTAAAGCTAAAGCCGATGCTGATGCTACTAGCACTAATGCTACTAGCACTACCTCTTCTCCATTAGCCCCTGCTTCATCTACACTTGCGCCAACAACAACACCCACCACTGCTTTAACTCCAGTAGGCGGTTCTGCTACGCCAGTTGCTAGACCCGAACTTACTGTCGAAGAGTTATACAGAAAACAGCAAGAGAACGAAGATAAACTCTCAGCAAACGAAGAAAAATCTTTACAAAATATTGAAGAATCCGACGAAAAAAAAGCGGCTATTGAAAGAGAAACAGAAGAAAAGAAAGCAGAAATCGATTTAAAAAAAGGAAAACTCGTAGCTCCTCAACTTCAGCAAGTTCCTTATAAACCTGCGACACAAACGAGCCCCGCTGAACAATGGGGATCGATGGTGATGATTTTTGCTATGTTGGGGTCTCTCTTTACACGGCGTCACGCTACAACTGCGTTAAACGCCGCTGCCGCCGCAATGAACGGGTTTAACCAAAAGAACGACGCTGCATCTAAACAAGCTCTTGAAGAATTTAAAGTAGCTAACGCTAACATGCTAAAAGCTGCTGAATTTCAGCAAAAGGCCTATGAAGACGCTTTGAAAGGTTATGATACCGAAGAAAAACTTGCTGAGATTGCAGGGACTAAAAAAGAAAAAGAAATTGACGCCAATGTTAAAGCAGTTAATTCAGCTCTTCAACACACAAATCTTGAGATAATTCGTGAACAGAACGGTCTTCAAGGCGTGTTAAGAGCTCTTGATCTTGAAAAGAAAAATGCCGCTTCCATTGCAGAGATGACGGCAAGAACAGAAAAATTGCAAAGAGAAGCTAAACAGAAAGACGATATTAAAGTGCTTCTTGATTCACAAGAATATAAAGATGCTTCTCCGCAAGAACGTGCAGCGATGATCGATAAGATCAATGGTGATACAAAACACAGTGACGCTCTTGCAAAAGCTGACGCACAATTAAAACGCGGTGGTAAGATTACACCAGACGAAGTTGATTCAATCGCTGAAGCAATGGCATCATTTAACTATCCAATTCCAACATCGAGCAAGATGTCGAGCGATCCAAACTTGCGTGCAGCTTTAATTAAAGCGCAGCAACTACATCCTAATCTGATCGCAGACGGCATTGCACGTCAAAAAGATTTGCTTGATATTGAAAGCGGTCAGACATCCAAGACGATTAAATCTCTTGATGTTGCTGATAACCATATTCAGTCATTCCTTAAAGCCTTGGCTGATAAACCAACAACAGGCGATGTCGCTGCGTTAAATCGTTGGGCATCTTCACTTAGTAAAGCTGTCAACGGCCCTGCCCAAGTTAAGTTTGATGTTGTTGCTGAAGTTGTCGCTAACGAAGTTGTTAAAGCCGTGCAAGGCACTGGAACTTCAGGTGCTTTAGCTGACCGCGAAGCAATGAGAAAAATCTTTAGTAACGCTCTAAGCGGTGAAGCTGGTGAAGCCGTAGCAGAAGAGCTACAAGATTTGCTTAACGGTCAACGTCTAGGTATTGTACAAGAAAAAGGTCGTTTCTTTACGCCTGAGCAAATTTTTGGCAATAAAAAAGGCGAAGATGTTAGAAAATATGCAGAAGAAAATGGTGGCTTAGATACATTCCCATCAAACGCCCTGCAACAACCCGGTAGAACAATGGATCAAATGCGTGCAATTATTGATCCAGATCGTAAACCTGTTTCTGATGGTGCTAAGGCTTATCTTGATTACGTTCGCAAAAATCACCCTGAATATAAAGATATGTCAGACGATGCCCTCATTAAATATTATGAGGAAAATAAAGATAAATTAGAAGAAGAGATGGCTAAAATAAACGCATTTGATCCAGATCGTAAACCTGTTTCTGATGGTGCTAAGGCTTATCTTGATTACGTTCGCAAAAATCACCCTGAATATAAAGATGTGTCAGACGATACTTTCATTAAATATTATGAGGAAAATAAAGATGAATTAGAAGAAGTGATGGCTAAAATAAACGCACAAAGCGGGGTTAAGTAATGGCTGAAGTATCATTACCGCCACTTCCTAAAAAAGATGACCAGACGGATGATACAACAACTTCCGCCTCCACATCTCTTTTGCCGCCCAAACCTGCTGCGACAGTGTTACCACCTAAACCAGCCGCAAAAAAAGAACCTGAACCAGAAGAACGCCCTTACTTTGACCCTTATACAAGACGCTTTATTTTTACAGATCCTAAAAAACAAGCGGAGTATGAGAAAGGTAGAGTAGAAGGTTATAAAGGCGTTGCTTCTGGAGCAGCTCAACCTGTTGTTGGTGTTGGGCAATTTGCAGCTAGGAAAACCGGAGCCGATGATCTTGAAAATTATTTAGCCGAGACACAAAAGACTTTAAAAAATTATGGTTCTCCAGTAGGTCAAAAAATCGGTGAGCTCGGCACTTATTTATACGGCGGAAGACTTCTCGGCGGAGTACTTAGCGGCATAGAACTTCTCGGCGGAGAACTTCTCGGCGGAGAACTTCTCGGCGAAGAACTTCTCGGCGGTAGCGGCAGTGAATCTCTTGCTCCTTATATTCCAAGAGCAAGCTCGCTAGTTCCAGAAACTGTTAAAAGAGGTTATCGCTGGTTGGCGGGAACAGCACCTGAAACAGAAGCCGCTGTGGCAGAAGCCGCACCTGAAACAGAAGCCGCTGTGGCAGAAGCCGCACCAACTGTAGCCGAAGCAAAACAAAAACTAACATGGGCACAAGAGGCGCTCAAGGGTCTTAAAGAAGGTGTAATTTTTACAGGTAAAGAATTAGGTAAAGGTACGGTAACAGGCGGTGCGATTGGCGCAGGAAGCGGTGCTATAGAACCACGCACGGAAGAAACGCGTGAAAAACGCGATCAAGCACGCTGGGAGGCAATCATTTCCGGTTTGAAATACGGAATGGTGTTTGGTGGATCAGCAGCGTTAATAGGAACATTTTTAGAGGGTGCTAATAAAACATGGTCGGCCATGTCTTTGACTGAACAGAAAACCGCTGTCGAAAAAGCCGAAGAATTGCTCGAACAGCAGCAAGAAACCGCGTCTAAACTAGCTCGTGAAGCTATACAGCGTGAAACTGATAAGATGACAGAGGCTGAAAAAGTCAAAACAAAAGCAGAAGAAGCTCTAAACCCAACCGAGAAAAAAATACAAGAATTAACTCGTGCAAAACGTGAAGCTGAATTAAGCCCTCTTGTTCGTGAACAAGAAGGCCGAAACGTTCGCAATATTGAGCAAGTCCGTGAAGCGATGGACCCTCGTTTCATGGAGAAACTGCAAGAGAACATCCCAGAAAAACTTCGTTTGCAGCGCGATGAAGCAAAACGAGTAGCTAAACAAACAGGGATGACTAAAGAGCAAGCAGAGGCTTATGTTGCCGAACATGAGCGTATTTCTGAAAGCGCAGCCGCTTACGCCGATGAAGTTGCAGATAGTTTTGCTCGCCGTCCCACTATGACAGCAAACGAGCTGGCTGAAGAAATTCAACCACGCGTCGAAAAAATGCAGAAAAATCTCGAGGCTCACGTTAAGCAAAATTCAGGTTATTCTGAACTTGAGAAAAAATATGGACCGCAGGTCGATGAAAACGGAAAAGTTATAAAGCCAGCGCCTACAATAGTTCCCGTAAGACCTATCATAAATAAGATTAACGAGTTGCTGCAAACAACATCATCAAAGGAAGTCAGGACTTTCTTGATTGATAAAAAGAATTTGTTGGAACAATACGGTTCTGATGGAAAAATTACTTTTTCGTTAATGGATAACGTCCGTAAAGACATCAACGATGCCGTGGGTAGTGGTATTCAGGCTATGGGCGGTATATCCAAATCAGCAGCTGGTACCCAAGTTGAACGACTTGGCGGCCTGAAAGAAGTTGCAGATAAAGCTATGTTTGACGCCGTCCCAGAAATGGAAGAGACGTTAAATAAATACGCTAAACTCAAAAAACCTCTCGACCCCTTTGGTGAAGGCGGTGTTTTTGAAGGTGTGGCGGAGCGTCGTTACGGAACTGACTTTAAAAAAGCAGAGGGTGACGTACTCACCCAGATCTTAAACAGAACCAGAAAAGGTCAAGAAGGTCTGGATGCCCTGATTGCCAATAATAAAGACCTTCAGGATTCAGTTCGTCAATATCTGAATGGTGAGTTATTCGGTGCCAGCGCAGAATCAGCGGCTAAAGTAACATCAGCAAAATTCGATGCGTTTAAAAAGCGTTACGGTGAAGTCATCGATCGCGCAGGATTGAGTGAAGAATTTGATAATCTTGCTTCGCTCAGGAAAGACGCGGAACAAAAAATACAAGAAGCTAAAGAAAAACTTTCAGGCGTGAAAGAAGAAGCTAAAGCTAATGTCGGTATGCGCCAAGAAGCCGAATCCGAAGTTGAACGCCAAAATCGTCTTCTCGATCTGCAAGCTAAACGTGCAGCCGCAATTAGAGAAGGTAAGCCTTTAACAGGTGTTGGCCTTGAGCCACGCACAGCCGAATTACCTGTGGCTAAAGAGCCCAGCGGCCCACCTTTACCAACAGAAAAAGAAATGGCGAGTGCCGCCGCAAAACGTGTAGGGGAGGCCCGTGCACGACTTAAACGCCGCGAAAAATTGCTAGAAGAAGCCGCAGCGCCTCTTCGGAAGACTGTTAAAGACGCAACTAAAAAATGGGATAAGGCTGAAACAGCACGCGATAAATTTGAGACGCTTCAATCTCTTGTTGACAGCACACCGACCGAAAAACTTGGTACGACACTTCAGGGTTTCTTAACAACATTGCGTCGTGCTAACCCTCGTGCTTTACCAAAAGCCCAATTTGATTCATTATTAGATGATATAGAAAAGGCCAGTGCAGAATATGAACGCAGCGGTAAGGCGCTTAAATATGCTCAGGATCTGCGCACTTATGCGCTAACCAGAAGTGCAACAATCCTAGGTCTGAGTACTCTGACGGGCGGTTATGGTGCATATCGTGTTGGTAGAGGGGAGGGAGAATAATGGCTGTTTCACCACTTGCTCCAACCAACGACTCGGCGCTTGCTTCAACAGCACAGCAATATTCACCTGCTTTCTTGGCTGCGGATGCCCTTGCTACGCAGCATGGCGACTCGCAAATACCTCAAGCCCTACGCTATCGCCAATGGCAAGCAATTAACGGGGATGCCTTAGCAAAATTAAATCCAAAATCAGCGGCTATTGCCTATGACACAGCTCTGATTTCTGATCCCCAGACTGCCGTTGCTATGGTTAAACAACATAACAATGACCCTGCCCAGATGTTTAAAGCCAGAAGCGATTACATCGAGGGCTTGATCGCTAAAGATCCAGCCAAATACGCAAAAGTGGCTGCTAACTGGCGGCAGGGTAACGCGGCTTTAGGCACACAATTAGGTTTAACTCCTACTACTACTACTACTACTACTGCTACTGCTACTCAGCCGCAAAACAATGATCGTAACGCTATTATAAACAATATTATGCGCGTGATAAAAAACTCAGAATCTTCAAACGGTTATAGAAAAACCAGTTTTGCAGAAGGTAGAGGTTCTACAGCGTCTGGAGCTTATCAATTTTCTGATGCTACATGGCAAGAACAGGCTAGAAAATTAGGTGGTGAGGCAACACGTTATAAACGTGCTAAAGATGCACCACCGCAAATTCAAGATGCCGTCACTCGAAATTACATATCGAATATTCTTAGAAATCATAATGATAGACCAGAAGCTGTGTTTAGAGAATGGTATGGCGGGCCAAAGGGTTATGTTACAGCTCAAGAAATAGCTCTTAATAACGGCTTGACTATGGATCGTTATCTTGCGCAACGTATGGCAGCTTATAATAAAGCTGCGGGTTCTGATGGGCAAACTACACAACAGACTGCGCCGGAACAAACACTCGTTGAACGCACCGGAGACGCGCCGGAACAAACACCCGTTGAACGCACCGGAGACGCGCTTTCAGCAGGTATTTCGGGGGCGATGGCTGGTCAGCAACAAGCTCAAAACGAACCTGAATTAAAACTCGCCACCCCCAGACCTAATGTTCCCTTACCTTCTGGGCCAATAGCTCCAGATCAACGTGAATTATATGCTAAGGCGTTAGAGCGAATCAGTAAGCGTAATGCTGCGACGCCTCAAACCCAAGCACCAACACCCGAGACTCCCCAAAAACCAGAGGAATCAACGGAAAAAGCGGCTCCACAATCAGAGGATAAAACCCAAAATGACAGTGAGGCTTGATCTTTTAGATGCTTTAGACATCGCCGCAGCTCATCTCTTGGAAAAGGCTGGAGTCGGTGCTACGATGGAGAACGGAACAATCGCCAAAGAAGCGCCTCTAACCGAACAAGTTAAGGCGTTCGAGGCAGTTGTCGATTGGGCTAAAACTCGCAAAGACTTACGTCCACCTAAAAAAGAGGAATCACGGTTCGATGGAATTAAGCGACAATTCAACGGTACGGCGATTGAACGTGGAGGAAGTAAGTCCAAAAAGAAGGCCCATGGAAGCCTTGATGGCACCTCCAGCCCCAGCACCGGAACCGACATTAACGGCACCCCAGCCCTCAACTCTTGATGTGGTTTTGGCAGCTTTTGCTGCGCTTGGTTACGCGCTTTCGGCGCGTGCCCTTTTGTTGCTTTCATTGGTTGGTGCGTTTGTGTTGTCGCTGATGGCGATCTCCTCACAAACCTTGCCAGCTTTGGAAGTGCTGATCGCTTATTGTTGCTTTACTGTCATCCCCGTTTCTTATCTTGAAATTCGCCGGAGACAACAATGAGTGTCATTCCAACCGTAACACAAGATGGCGTTGGCGTCATTTCAGCAGGGCAGCTCAACGCTTATACGTTCAGCTGCTATAATACTGGTGTGCTGCGCTCGATCGTTGGTCAAACAGGCATGACGGCCTATCTGCAAGGGACGAATGTTCCTGGTGATGGGGGTCAGGGTTTGTTCTATTGGAACTATTCTTCAGTCGCGCCTGATAATGGCACAACAATCATCATCCCTTCGGGCGTTGTTTATGGCGCATGGATCATGGTCGCGCAGGTTATGGTCGGTAATTTAATTTCTACAACTCTGGCTGCATCAACATCTTACACCAACGACGCGGCAGCGGCGGCTGGCGGTGTGGTTGTAGGTCAGTTCTATCGTAACGGCTCTGTTCTTCAGATCAGAGTGACCTAAGAGGATTAACCTATGGCTCGTTTAGTTGGTTTTGGTGAACAACAGGTTCTGATACCTGTTTATAGAGCAGACGGAAAAATAGCCACAGGCGGTACGCCGCAATTGGTTCTTCCTCGTGCTGCACCCCGCTCATCTTTTTGGATTCAAAACACGTCAGCATCTGACACATTATATTTTGAGTTTGGCGGGGCTCGCGCCACGGCTACAGTCAGCAGCGGTGCTGTAACAGCGATCACCGTCACAAACGCTGGATTTGGTTATACCTATCCGCCATCTGTGCATTTCCTCGGTGGCGGTAATATAGCTAATGGTCGTGATCTCGGCCTTGGCTACCCCAATCAATACGCACCATCAAATACGGCAACTGCGCATTGCGTGTTATCGGGTGGCGCTATTTCTTCAATCGTAATTGATAACCCCGGCTCTGGTTATGATTGCGCTCCTTATGTGTTGTTACTTAACGATCCAAACGACAATTACGGCGCGGCAGTTCCTTCGACCACAAGCGGTTTTAAATTAACTCCCGGTCAATGGTTACAGCAAGACAGTAGCATTGTTCATACAGATCAAGTGTCTGTTTATGGTGCTACAACAGGGGACTCTTGGTTCTGCCAATATACGACGTAAGGTGACATTTAATGTCAACATCTGAGACGCGCAATCAGCTTCTTGCCCAAATCAATTCGCAAATTATAGCGAACGGGCAAGGGGCAATCACCGGACCTGTCCTCAACAACATTCTGGACAGTATGGTGTTGTCGTCGATTTTCAATGCTGGCACATGGTCACAATATGTGACTTATGCGGTTCTCGACATTGTTCAATATGGCGGCTCTTCATACATCGCTATTCTACCGTCAACTAATCAAGTCCCACCCAACGCAACATATTGGCAAATGTTCGCCTCGATCGGCGCAACAGGCCCACAAGGCCCCGCTGGCCCTGCTGGTGGTGCGCTTGTTACTGTCGGCACAACAGCTGTCAATTCAGGCACTTATGGCTATCTGTTGTATGATAACGCGGGCACGTTAGGTAACATTGCCGCCAGCTCGTTGTCCGTCGGCACGGCAACCAATATTGCCAGCGGTGCGGCTAATCAGATCGTCTATCAAACAGGATCTGGGGCGACATCTTTTGTCACCGCCCCCAGCACAGCTAATAGTTTCCTTCAATGGAATGGCTCGGCGTTTGTTTGGACGTCAACAGGTATCGTCACAAGTTTCAGCGGCGGCACAACAGGTTTAACACCTTCAAGCTCAACCGCAGGTGCCATTACGCTTTCAGGCACATTAGCTGTTGCAAATGGCGGTACAGGCACAACAACCTCAACAGGTTCAGGCTCTGTCGTTTTATCGAGCTTCCCTACCCTTGTATCACCAGCTCTCGGCACACCCGTGTCGGGCGTTATGTCGAATGTGACGGGATTGCCAGTGTCCACAGGTCTGGCTGGCACAGGCACGGGTGTCACAACGGCACTCGGTAATGCGGTCAACGCATCAGGTGGTTTTGTCACTTATAATGGTGCCCTCGGCACGCCGACATCAGGCACATTAACAAATGCCACAGGTCTTCCGCTTTCAACAGGTGTGACAGGGAATCTTCCCGTCTCAAACCTCAACAGCGGCACAAACGCTAACAACACAACATATTGGCGTGGTGACGGCACTTGGGCAGCCGTGTCCGCAACCGCATCTGCCATCACAGTTGGTGTGACAGCGGTCAATAGCGGCACAAACGGCTATGTGCTTTATGTCAATGGTGGGTCGCTTGGAAATCTTGCCAATACAGGCTCAGGCAATAACGTCCTTGCGACCTCACCGACACTCACGACACCCATCATTGGTAGTGCTGGATTTACATTAAACGGCTCGTCATCTGGCACAACGATTGTTAAAGCAAATGCCACCGCTGGATCTTGGACTCTCACGCTTCCATCATCAGCGGGGACAAGCGGCTATCTTTTATCAACCGATGGGTCTGGCAACACATCGTGGACAGCCCCAAGCCCCTACACGGGTACAGTCACATCTGTATCGCAGACGTTCACGGGCGGTCTTATCTCTGTCTCTGGCTCGCCCATTACAACGTCGGGTACGCTTGCTCTCACAGTTGCCGGCACATCAGGTGGCATCCCTTATTTCAGCTCCAGCTCAACATGGGCTTCATCAGGCACTCTAACAGCCAACAGCCTAGTGATCGGTAACGGAGCAGGTGCTGCGCCTTCAACAACGACAACAGGCACGGGTGTTTTAACAGCACTCGGAACAAATGTCGGCTCGGCTGGTGCGTTTATTGTCAATGGCGGTGCGCTTGGCACACCTTCGTCAGGCACTCTAACTAACGCCACAGGTCTTCCATTAAGCAGCGGCGTTACGGGAACGCTGCCTATCGCCAATGGTGGTACGGGACAATCAACGGCAGCGGCTGGCTTTAACGCCCTCTCACCCATTACAACAACGGGTGATCTTATCATCGGTAACGGCACAAACAGTGCCACACGCCTTGCTATTGGCACCAGCGGTTATGTCCTGACATCGAACGGCACAACGGCGTCATGGCAAGCCTCAACAGGTGGTGTCACATCTTTCTCAGGCGGAAGCACGGGATTAACACCATCCACGCCAACCACAGGTGCGATCTCACTGGCGGGTACGCTTGGCGTGGGTTACGGCGGCACGGGTGTTACGACATCGAGCGGCGCAAACAGTGTTGTTCTGCGTGATGCAAACGCAAATATAACTGGCAATGCTTTCTTTGCTGGTTCCACAAGCGTAGCGGCATCAGGAACCACAATTACTCTGACAGCCGCATCTACGCCAATTTATGTTATCACGGGTTCAGGTGGTCAGGTTGTCACGCTCCCCAATGCAACGACACTTCCGAACGGCGCAATTTTCTCGTTTAATAATAATCAAAGCAGCGGTGCAATCACTGTTCAAAATGCGTCCTCGACAACAGTCTTGACTGTTCAATCAGGTGCATACGGAACTGTTGTGCTTTTATCAAACGCCACATCGGCTGGATCATGGGACACCCATTTCCAAGTCCCTTCCAATGCGGCGTGGTCGACTAATACGTTGTCATGGGTCGGCTCTTATAGTGGTGGTACATGGAACGGCAGTGCCATCGGGGCAATCTATGGCGGTACGGGCCAGACGGCTGTTGCGACCGGTGATTTGCTTTACGGCTCGGGCACAAACACTTGGTCGCGCCTGTCTGCCGGCACAAACGGCTACGTCCTCACACTTTCGGGTGGTGTGCCTACATGGGCTGCGTCAACAGGGGGTGTGACATCCTTCTCAGGCGGAAGCACGGGATTAACACCATCCACAGCAACCACAGGTGCGATCTCACTGGCGGGTACGCTTGGCGTGGGTTACGGCGGCACGGGTGTTACGACAACCCCGTCTAACGGCGCATTGCTCATCGGCAATGGCACAGGCTATACCTCAGCGACCCTGACCGCTGGCACAAACATAACAATTACGAACAGCTCGGGCGGTATATCAATCGCCGCAACAGGTGGTGGCGCAACAGGTGGCGGCACAGACCAAATTTTTTGGAATAATGGTCAAACTGTCAACACCAGTTATTCCATCCCCTCTAATACAAATTCTGGAACTTTTGGCCCAGTTACAGTAGCATCAGGGGCAACAGTCACAATTCCATCTTCTAGCGTATGGACGGTAGTCTAATGGGTAATTTAACACTCAATGGTTCAAGCTCTGGTTCCGTTACGATCTCACCACCAGCGGTGGCTGGCACAACAACGATCACAATCCCTGCAACAAGCGGGACGATGTTGGTTGGTTCTGGCGGGGCTTTAAGTGTATCACAAGGTGGTACAGGTCTGACATCGCCGGGAACATCAGGTAACGTGCTGACATCAAATGGAACAACTTGGACAAGTTCAGCACCTGCTGCTGGTGGGTTTAGCAATCTTACCGCCTTTACATCAACTGGTACATGGACCATTCCCGCTGGTATAACAAAATGTAAAGTTACTGTTGTTGGTGGTGGCGGTGGCGGTGGCGGCAATGGTGGAACTGGTGGAGCTGGTGGTGGTGGCGGTGCAGCTATTCTTGTTGTTACTGGATTAACGCCCGGAAATACTGTTTCTGTGACTGTCGGTGCTGGCGGCGGTGGTGGCAGCGGCGGTGGTTCTGGGTCATCTGGCGGAACATCGTCATTTGGATCATATTGTTCTGCAACGGGAGGGTCAGGTTCAGTTGGAACCGGAGGCGGGTCAGGCGGGATAGGTTCAAGTGGCACATTAAATATCGGCGGCAGCGGCGGTAGCAGTACTCTTGCATGTTCATCAAATAGCGGGGGAGCAGGAGGTTCTTCTTTTTTGGGTGGCGGTGGCAGTAACAACGGTGGTGGACGTTCTTATGGTGGTGGTGGAGCTGGTGGCGGAAGTACTGGCGGCGCTGGCGCTGCTGGTGTCGTGGTTATTGAATATTAAGAGGAAATCATGTCAAACAATGCTTTAATTTCCCCAAATGAGCCAGCCTACAGCTACAACGGTACGCTGTTAGGTGAACGTATTGCCGATACATCTCAGACACCATTTGAAGTTGCGCCTCCGTTATTTTGGATTGCGTGTGCTGACGATGTTGTTGCAGATCAATATTATTATGATCCAACAACTCAACAATGTGATGCAAAACCAACACCTCCTCCACCTCCTCCTAAAGGCACTGGGCCAACGGTGGCATAATGTTACAACAGAAACAAATATCATACGGGAAATTATCAGGGATGATTTATGATTTTCCTGAAATAAATGATATTTTGCCAATGCACACACATGGTGATGCAGATGTTCATATCACCATTGTAGCGCGTGGATCTTTTCGCGCACATGGTGATGGTTGGGATATGACAGCCAAAACAGGCGATGTTCTGGATTGGCAACCTCGTCAACAGCATGAGTTTATTGCGTTAGAACCAAATTCACGCATCGTCAACATTATTAAAGGTGTCGCATGACCGCAACTCTTAACACCACGATCATCCAAAACGCGTCCTCATCCACACCCAATATCACTTTGGATACGGTTGGTAACGCTGCGTTTGGTGGGATGCCTTATGGCGCATCATCTTTCAAACGTAATCGTATTATCAATGGTAATATACTCATTGACCAGCGCAACAATGGAGCAAGCGTTACGGCCTCAACAACGGGGTCTGATGTTTATACAGTTGATCGTTGGTCATATTATGTAACGCAAGCATCAAAATTCACTGTTCAGCAAAACGCAGGGTCAGTAACACCTCCAGCGGGCTTTACAAAATATCTTGGTTTTACATCCAGCTCTGCATATACATCCGTCTCAACCGACCTTCTGGTTGGTTTTCAATGGATCGAAGGCTACAATGTCGCCGATCTTAATTTCGGTACGGCAAATGCCAAGACTATAACAGTTTCGTTTTGGGCTTATAGCTCATTGACCGGAACATTTGCAGGATCTGTCATTGGAACAAATGGTTCGGCTTTCAGGTCTTATGTTTTTACATTTAGCCTCGCCTCTGCAAATACATGGACGTATATAACTGTTACAATACCCGGTGACACAACAACTTTTTCTTATAATACGACAAATGGGCAGGGATTGGCTTTATCTTTTAATCTGGGTTGCGGCTCAAATTATCAGACAACAGCAGGATCTTGGTCATCTTCAAATTATTATTCAGTATCAGGTGCTCAAAATATAACTGCGACATCAGGAGCAACTTTTTACATAACAGGCGTACAATTAGAAGCTGGTTCTGTCGCAACGCCTTATGAATTTAATCCATACAGCGATCAATTAGCGCAGTGTCAGAGGTATTATCAAATAGGATCTGCGCAAATGTCTTCTTATGGCGTAGTTTCGAATGGATTTAGCTATTTTGTTCCGCTTCAAGTAAGTATGAGAGTTGCGCCAACATATTCTTCCACATTTTCATATAATCTAAATTGTTCAAGTGGCACAGTTTACTCTGCATCAACAGTTGGTGCTGTGCATCAGGTTACAATTACATCAACAGGACAAGTAGCTTTTTCTGAACAATATTCAGCCTCTGCGGAGTTGTGATTATGTACACTAATGCCCAATATATGAAAGACATGAATGGCAATCAAAGCGGCATTAAAGTCGACATCAACGGCATTGAAAGTTTTGTGCCGCTTGATCCTGCCAACACAGATTACATCAAAATTATGGCCCTTGTTCAAGAAGGCAAGTTGACCATAACTCCAGCAAGTTAAGGTGATATTATGACCGCAACAATATCAGGTACAACAGGTCTAACGGTTCCCACACCCGTGACCGCTTCCAATGGTGGTACGGGTATCGCCTCGCCCGGCACCAGCGGTAATGTGTTGGTGTCAAACGGAACCGCATGGGTATCAGGTTCGGTCGCTCAAGCGAGTGGTGCGGTGTATGAGAACGCGCAAACCATCTCCGCTAATTACACAATGACAACAAGTAAAAGCGGTTTATCAGCCGGCCCCGTAACGGTGTCCACGGGTTATGTCGTGACGATTCCGTCAGGCAGCCGTTGGGTTATTTTGTGAGGTAAACAATGTCATACGGAACATTAGCATCAGACGTTATTCAGTCCAGCACGACGGGAACACCACCCCAATTCAACGATGGGTCTGGAACGCAGATCGGGACGCTTTGCCGTGCGTGGGTTAATTTTGATGGAACAACAAATCCCGGAACTATCCGTGGTTCTTTTAATGTAAGTTCAGTTACAGTAAATGGAACTGGAGATTATAATGTAAACTTTACAAATTCTATGCCTGATACTCATTATTCTACTGTTTCAAATGTAGGAGAATATCAGACTACTCTTACAAATAGACTTATTACTTCAAACACAATTAATTCATCTTCTGTTCGTGTTATGGTTACTGTAGCTAGTACAGGATCAGCATATAATGACACTTCTATAAGCACCGCTGTGTTCCGTTAAGAGGTAAAGACATGACCACAATTATTAACGCAGTTGCCTCAACGGGCCTTACCCAAACCGCCGATGGTAGCGGTATCATTAAACTTCAATCCAATGGCGTGACGACCAACGCGCTGGCGTGGCTAAATTACAACGCATCAACACAGACAATTCGTGCAAGTTATAATGTTAGTTCCGTAACCTATATTTCTACAGGTAATTATAAGATAAATTTTTCAAATGCACTTTCAGATGCCAATTATGTTGTTAGCGGCTCAACTGCTGGTGGGTCGGGTGGCTCTTCAGCGACCACTTGGCTAACTGGCGACTACTCCAACCCAAGAACAACGTCGGCGGTTTGGCTTACTTATCTCACTTCAAGTGGTGGAGCATTTTACGACCAACCTTGGGTCAATATCGCAATTTTCGGAAACTAAGAGGAATAAAACACATGGCACAAGTCATCATCTACACAAACACAAATGGCGGCGTATCTGTCTGTGTACCCACAGGCGAGTTGCCGATCCAACAAGTTTTGACAAAAGATTGTCCTGCTGGTGCGATCATTGTTGATGACAGCACTCTTCCTCAAGGCACTGACGCACAATTCTTTGATGCGTGGACGCTTTCAGGCTCAACAGTCTCGGTCGATCAAACCAAAGCAAAAGCACAGGCGACAAGCCAGCTCAATAAATTGGCTTACGCAGAAGCACAGCACAGAGCAGCTAAAGTTGGCGCTGGCTTAACAAACGTCATGGCTGATGCTGATTGGGCAACTTTGCTTACAACGGCTCGCACAGCCATTACGAACGCTGCGGCAACACCTGCTGTGGCTGCGGTTGAAGCTAATCCAAACGCAACACCTCCCGTTGCTGCGGTGGCTGCTGTCCCTGCTGTTTCTTACACCCAAGCGTTAGTGAACGCTATCGCCCCTGTCCAAGCAGCTATCACTGCTAATGCGCTATAAGGTGATTTATGAGTATTATTCTTGATGGTAATAATGCGACGACAGGTGGTGTGATTAACGTTGGTACGGCTCAAAACAGTACCAGCGGAACAGCTATTACATTTACAGGAATTCCTTCGACTGCGAAGCGAATTATTGTAATGTTTAATAATATGCAAACAAGTGGCTCCAGCCAAATACAATTGCAAATCGGGTCTGGTAGCGTTACCTCAAGCGGTTATACTAGCGGTGCGTCTCTTGGAAGCAGTGGTTATTCTCTTACAAGTGGTTTTTTAATTGTATGTAGTGCAGCATCAGCCCATTCAACAAACGGGCATAGTGTTCTTACTTTAGTTGGCGGTAATACTTGGGTAGAATCATCTGTGATACAGCAAGCAGGTAATTACGTCCAATTAAGCGCGGGTAATGTTTCTTTATCTGGTGCATTAGATCGCGTTGTTGTTACGACAGTTAATGGAACTGATACG